AACGCTCACACACGAACGACACAGAGCCGACACAGCCTCGCACATACACGACTCGAAACGACAATCTCCGAAGCTCTTTGGCAATCTAAAGCAGTGTTTATCCCGAGCTTCGAAATTCTCTCGCACGCACTCGAAGAAACTCAACACCACTGCGTACTTCCTTTGTTCTTCTCTAAGTTCTTGATTTACAACACTTTTATTTGCAAGTATAATTCGCCTTGATTTCGCCTCAATTGTATAGTATAATATTCGCATATGACAAAACAAAAAGAAAAAGTAAATAATATCGTAAGTACTGATAAGGGTAAAATTGATTTAAATACCTTTTGGAAATTAACCTATGCGGATGGTGAAGTTGAATATTCTCAATTCGCTCCCTATGATCTGAATAATCTTACTCAATATGAAAGATTAGAATCTATGGGTAATCCAATCGTAAAGTTTGAAAAAGTTGCTTCGGATATGCGAGATATAATCTTTGATTCTAAATTTGAAATACCTGTAGGCGACGAACAGGAGAGTAAGTAATGAAAAACTATTGGAAATATTTAATCTACTCGGTGAGTATAATTGCGTTTGGTTATGGCTATATGTATGGAATGTTATTGGCATACGAGAAACTCTATGGTAAGATCTAATGAAGACTGAATCTGTAAAAATGTTGCAAGCTGGATTGGTTGCACCGAATGGTCTTTGGAGAGACTTCGAAGACTGGTTAAAAGAAACTACAGGAATGTATATTGAGAATTTAAGCTGGAATGACTATGCAATTCTGAGTGAAAGATATCTAAAATCGAGAAAGGAAAACTAAAATGAATCCAAAGACTGCGTTAATTCTAACGAAAGAAGACAAGGGTAAATCAGTGTATAAAATTGTGTGTAAACACGAACTGGTACTCGAACAAGAAATTCTTGCAAACTCTGCTGATGAAGCATTCGATCTTTATATCAAAGAGGGTGGATTAAACTACAGTGCAATTACTTCGGATCTGACCTGTACTTCTCCGAGAATCGAAACTACAGTGATCGATGCTGAGAGCCCAGACACAAAGGTGACCTATCTTGGAACTGTAGTGGAGGATCAGGATGATAACATGTACGATCTTGAATACAAAGAACTCGATCCAGGAAAGATGTATAGTAGATACTCGGAACTGAATCCAGTGAGTAAATAAATAGTCTTGTAATTCATGCGAGATACGATTAATAAATTTGGTTGGGAGTATTTTCAAATACTGCGAGACATTGAACTCACTGTGGGAGTCATGCTACTCCTTGGAATGGTAGGTTTAATGTGGGCTGCAGATCTTGAGAAACGACCTTGGATCTTCTTTCCTTGTCTTCTCCTCCTCTTCGTATTTCTTCATTTTGGAATCAAAGGATAATATGTCACTTAAACTCGGAATCGATCTAAAACCAGAACACGAGAATTCGAATGTTTATCGAATTCGTGATCGTTATATTCTTACATTCGAAACTCTTGCTTATGGACCAGATACTTCGCATTTTGAGAAACCCATACAGAGCGATTCACTCTATACGTTAATGTTTGAGAATATAATCGAATCAGAGAATAATAACTTCTCACCCAGTGTAGTCGAAACCTCTTATATTGATCGAACGATTGAAATGCTCGGTACGATAAGAACGAATAATGAAAACCAACTCTTCCTTGAGAATGCAGAAAAATCTTCGAATTGAATATAGAGATCGTGAATCGGGTACGACTACAATCTTTACTGATTGGTTCTCAGCTGAGAAACATGCCACAATACTACAAGCAAAGGGGTTTACTCCAACGTTTATTTCTGGGAATATTGTAATCGAAACGAGTAAAACTGCGAAAAAAGATATATAAATCAATGGCTTATAGTGCTTGCCTTTTAACCCAAAATATGGTATAATATTTGAAAACTAACTAAACAAAAAAACGTAAATATATGATGTCATTAATTGATGAAGTAAAAAATCTAAAGTCAAAGAAACTAAATAATGCTGAAATTGCAGACCACCTTGGAATCTCTAAATCTCAGGTAAAATCTATATTGAATGGAAGTCTTTATGATTCAGAAGAGGAAACATTCGATTCTGATTATTCTTATGATTCTTCTGATGAGAGAGAAGCGATTGAAGTGGCTCTGAATAACTACTAGGAGAAATCAATGAAAAGATACGAATTTATATGTAAAGGTCGAAAGACACATATGCTTGAAGCAATCAACGAAGATGCTGCACGAGCATTCTTTGCTGAAAATCGACACACTGCGGGAATGGAAATCATCGATGTAATTGAGAAAGAAATCCCTGCACCGATTATAACTGGAAACGAGGGAGCATCCACTCTTGAAGGGTTTACAAAAACCATCAGTGAAGCGATACCAACAAAGGCTGAACTACAAGCACAGTATGATGCAGTTCCGCCAGCAAATCGATTCTAAGATACTATATTCATAAATTATGGATAATGCGAGACGTAAAAGATTAAGAGATTTAAGAGCCGAACATAAGTCTTGGCTTCAATCTCAAGGATTAGATAAATCTTTTAATATCGATCCGAACTCGAGACCGAATTATGAATTGAAAGTGTCTCGTGAAGTCCCATATAATTCATCGCATAATATTAATGGACCAACAAATCGATCTTCGTCGAATACCTATACAGGCTCACTCATTAAAGGAATTGCGACAATGCATAAGAGTAATGCGATTCCAATTCTTAATGAAGAGCAGGCGATTGAGATCTCAAAAATGAGGAGAAATTAAATGCTACCATTTGAAGTTTGGGGATTCTTTGTATTAGCTGGAATTGGGGCTGGATGGTTATATGGCTCTTATTGTAGTGTTCAAGAGAAAGCAAGAATTTGCATGCATCTAATCGATGATTTAATCGAAGCAAAGATTATTCGAATGCATCGTTTTCAGATTGTTCCAGGAGTCTGGGCAACGAGAATTGTACCATGGAATGTGACTCAAAAAGAATTGGAAACTACTTATAGCCAACCTTTGAGTGCTGGATTTGGGCTTCCTTATACACCATTAAAAAAGGATTGACTTTTAATCGTAAATAGTATATAATATCTTACATTATGCGTTATAATTGGAATAAAGAGAACTACGAAAGATTGAATCGATCTCTAACGAATATTGAGAGTCTGAATTATAAGAGACTTTCAATCCTCCGAAAACAAGAGATTGTTGGTTATTTGAATTTAAAGAAACGTTCATTAGAACGATGGTTCTCAAACTTTCTGAATGTATCAGAGGGTGCATTGAGTACTGCATTACATGAGAATCGGAATAAGAGTCGATCCAATCCTCTTTGGAAACTTTATTATGACTTCTTCGCATCTTATGAAAGAATTGAAGATTGTTTAATGTGGATATCATACGAGAATACAAAAGAGAAACTTCCGACTCTTTCTGGGCTTCCGAATGAAATCGTAAGAGAGATCGAAAAACGAGTCCTCTCAAAGAAGAATGACTCTTATACATATATTGAAGCAATTCTTGAACTTTGTGAAGAACGATCATTAACTTTCGAAGAGATTCGATCTTCGTTGACTGACAGTATTCGATCCAAGCTTGAAGCAATTGCAAGATCTCGAAGATTATTAAAAGGTGATTCGAAACTCGCGACTCTTCCACTAGAATAAATATTTACGAACTTTTTGAAAGAGATTAAACCCTTTTCAAAAAAGAGCAAATCCGATTTTTGAACGTTTTTATCGGTAATCTAAAAACGTATCATTATAACCTTATAAGGAGGTAATGTCTATGATGAAAAATATATTAGTTTTTTTAATGGCCATTCTCTTCACTTTCTCTGGCGCAATCGCATCAGAAAAGAAAGAAGCACCAAAAGCTGATAAACCAGCTGTTGTAAAAGAATGTAAGGACAAAGATGGTAAAGTAATCAAATGTCCAGAGCCAAAGAAAGAAGAAAAGAAAAAGTAATCTTTAATGTATTGGGCGATCTATACGAGACTGTGAGAGGTTGCCCTTTACATCCAAGTATTTTTAGTATATAATAGAACACATATAACGCATATAACGCATATAAAAAAGGAGTATAATATGAATATAGATATCAATGCACTTCGTAATTCGAGTAATTCAGAATTTACAAAGATTACAGGTGAATATGAAAGAATCTCAAAGGGTACTTCATCCTCTGAGAAAGACTCTTCCGAAGACACTCGTTTTTGGAAACTTGAGCCAGATAAAATGGGCAACGCAACCGCAGTCATTCGATTCCTACCACGTACAACTTCCGATGAACTTCCATGGGTAAGATTATTCAGTCATGGTTTTCAAGGACCAACAGGTAAGTGGTATATTGAGAATAGTCTTACAACGTTAGGAAAAAAAGATCCTGTCTCAGAATTAAACAGTAAATTATGGGCTTCGAATCTTGAAGCGAATCGTGAAATCGCTCGAAAGCAAAAGCGAAGACTTCACTATATTTCGAATGTTTACATTATTAGTGATCCGAAGAATCCAGCGAATGAAGGAACAATTAGATTGTTTAAATTCGGTCGAAAGATCTTTGATAAGATTATGGAGAAAGCGAAACCAAGTTTTGCTGATGAGAAACCGATTAATATATTCGATGCATTTACTGGTGCAGATTTTCGTTTAAGAATGCGAAAGGTTGATGGTTTTGCAAACTACGATCAATCATCTTTTCTTGAGCCAACAGTTCTTGCGAATAGTGATGAGAAAAGAATGACAGAAATTCTTTCAAAAGCTTACACTCTTGCTCCCTTTGTAGCAGAGAATCAATTTAAAAGCTATGAAACATTGAGTGCAAGACTCTCAGAAGTTCTTGAATCAGTGGGAATGAATACAACTGCAGAAAAAACTACGATCTCAAATACACCTAAATCAAATGGTAAATCTTCAATTCGAAAAGAAGAAGAGGATATATTAGGTTATTTTCAGGGAATAGCAAATGATCTTGAATAATAAAAAAGAATCTCCAATTGCAGTTGGATTGAGTATTGCATTAATGATTGCAATTGTAATTCTTACATTGTTTCTTTATAAGTCAATGAAACGTGAAGAAACGACTCGAACTATTCTTCGAGAAGCTTTTGATCGAGAGATCGGAAAGACAACAATACTGAAGTTATTTGAGCCAACCTCGCATGAGTTGGTAATCGATACTTTATTTAAGGTATGGTTGGAAAAACGTTCAAGTATATCAATTATAAAATAAGAAATCAAATAAATTACAACAGGGCTTGACTTGCAAGAAGTGTGAGTATAAAATAGCCCTGTTGGGTTTATGATTAAGATTAAATACTTCTAAAACTTCGGATCTCTCCTGTAGATCCATTTACCTTATAAGCTTCAAAAGAAATTGTCGGAAATTCTCGACTCAATCTCAAAAAAGCAATTAGATTATTCCGATCATCATCAAAAAATCTCACTCGAGAAAAAGACTTTGTATTGAGATACTTTCGAAGAACCATCGCCTTTCGAGCAGCACCATTTGTCAAATCTGTAATATTCCCTGCACGTTCAACTCTTACGTTATCAATATCAAATCCAAATTTACGAAAAGTCTTTAAAAAAATACTCTTACTGTCGAAATCAGTTCTTGCGGTAAGAATAATCACTCTTGAATTTGGGTATTTCTTTGCCGATGCGAGAATTAACTTTGCTCGACGCATCATTCGTCCGATTGGTGTAGATTCTTTATAGAACTTCTCAGCATCTTTAAATTCGGTAAAATCAAATTTTTCATTGGGTCCGAGATGATAAGAATTAAACTCTGATGCAGTTAGCGATTTAATTGTTTCATTTGTGATTGAATTTCGTACTCGGATTTTTGCAGTGGTTGAAAAGAGTGTATCATCAATATCAAAGACAGTTAGCCAACCATCTTTATATTCATTTGCAGTACCCGCAAAAGATTTAAAGGATGACATCATATTAAATATTTACACCACTCAGACTATCTATATATCGAGACATACTCGTTTCATTATTTCTTATATTTTCTGGCATTACCATATTCGATGATTTTGGTGCATTTACAGTTGAAGATGGAGCATTGATTACAACATTACTCGACTCTTTAGATTTTGCAGCTTCGGCAGCAGCAGAACTATTCATTACAGCATTTCCACTCTGAGATTCGTTTGCTTTTTCTAATTCTCTGTTTTTTATTCTTGCATTTAATCCTACACCCTTTACCTCATTAAATATTGGATTAAAAGAATCAAGAGCAACTGTACTTTTATCTGCTTCTGTATAACCTGCTCCAGCTTTTTGCAAATCTGCCTGACCTTCTGGATCATTTAAATCTCTAAGTAAATCTGAAGTATTGAACTTACCATCTTTTGTTTTTGATTGATATAATTTTTGAATTAATTCAGGATATACTGTATGAACAGCATCTATAAACATTTTTTGTTTTTCTTCCTCTCCCTTGCTTGCTCGTGGCATTGATCCTGGTCTCATAAATGGTAATTCATTAATATTTGGCATTGGTTTACCATCTTGAAAAGCAAATCTAATATATTCATTAATTTGGTCAATCATTGATCCGTATCTTGCACTATTGTTGGCTAAAAATTCCATTGCTTGTTGCTTTGTCATAGATTTTGAAGTTTGTTTTATTGTTGCTCCTTCACCTGTGACTGGATCTTTTACAAATGATGTTGTTCCTTGAAGTTCTTGATATTTCAGTTTTTCTTCAGCTGCTTTATAAGCTTCTTTATTAAAAGGTTTTGCTTTATATGTTTTTGTTTCTCCACCTGATACAGTGACTTTTGCATCAGGACCAAATTCTTTTATATTTAAATCGTCTGATATGCCCTCTTTGTTTTTAGCTTCAGGCATTACTGTTTTAGTTGTAGTTGTTTGAGGTGGACCTTGTGTATCTTCTTGTTTTACTTCTCCATCTCCACGGAAAGGATAATAAGGACCGAATGATTTTCCAAATATTTTAAACTCTGGTATTCCAATATTTTCAATCATACCTGTTATTGCTTTCATAATACGATCAGGTAAATTTTTAATATAATCAGCAAGATCTTTAACCATTTTTATTGCACCCTCAACAATTAAATCACCCATATTATCAGGAATGTCTATATCAAATAAATTTAAAATATTATCAACTATGTTGAATGGAATATTTAATATTCCTTTGATTGTACCTTTAACAAATTCAGCAAATATACCAAATTCACTTTCTCCTCTTTCTTTTGCAGCTGCAGCATCTTTAAATCCCTTAAAAATTCCAAGCCCAGTAAGCAATCCTCCTATTCCTGATATCATGCCACCAAGTGTCGACATTACACTTTCCATTAATGTTTGTTGAGGTTTCGTTGAAGCTACATCTTGTCCTTTACCTGAAGTATTAGCTTCAATTGCTTCAAGTAAATTAATCATTCTATCTTGAAGAGCATTACTTTCTCTACTCTGTTCTAAAGATGCTCCACCACCTGCAGGAGCGACACCTGTTTTGGCTGGAGTAATTATTGGATTCCCTTTTGAATCAAGTATAGAAGATTTTCCACTTCTTCCCTGACCAACTGTACTTCCAGCTACACCACTAACTGTTGATGAAATATTTGTAGCACCTCTCACAGCACTACCAGCACCAACTGTTCTTACTGATGCACCAGCACCTTGTGCTGCTGTTCTTGCTACGAGTCCTCCGAATGCTTGTACTACCATATTTTTTTACTTTCTACTTAATCTTCTTTGTTCTGCTTTTGCTTTTTCATCATTTAAATGTTTGATTAGCATTTCAATATATATTTCACGCTCAAAGGGTAATTGATTTTCAAGCTCGGTCAGTGAATACTTATGATATTGCATTAATGCGAAATTAGTTTTGTAAAAATTAACTAATGACTCATGACTGAGCATTACGAAAAAAAATTGGCTAAACCCTCTATCTTTCTAACTTGTTCTTTATTACATACAGGACAGTTCCATTTTATTTCTTTAGTCAATTTAGGCATTGTATTAAAAAAGTTTACCAATTTTTTAAATTGTTCAGATGTAAGATTTTCAACAAATTTTAATACTTCTTCTTTTGTTTGATCTTTAGTATAAAATATTTGTTGTCCATCGTATATGTATTCTATAGATTGTGCTACTATATCAAAGTAATTATTTGTTTCAGTTTCTTTTTCTTTACCTTTAACTGTTCTTGTTTTCATATCTTTTAATGTTAGTAATAAGTCAAGTGATGGATATTTCATCATCACACCAACATCTTCAAATAAAGGTATTTTATTTTCGTGTCCTTCTGGTGTAAAAACTTCTACATCAGCTATATTTACAATAATAACTTTTTTACTCTCTTCTTTTTTTTGACACTCTTCATTATCACATCTTCCAATCAATTCAACAGTTTCACCAACTGCCTTTGCTCTTATTTGACAAAAAATATATTCAATATCAAATAAAGAAAGTTTAGATGCATCTATACCAATAACACATTCTTTAATAACTTCTTTTAATGTATTCACCATTACCTTTTCATCTTCAGATTGAAAAGCGATTAGTAATGCTTTTTCTTGCTTTACTAAAAATGGTCTAAATTTATACTCTTGTTTTGTAGAGGGTACACGTAAAGTATAAATCGGTGTATTACTCATAGGCAAAGCCATACTATTATTCTCCTTCAGTTTCTTTATAATTTTTAATTATCTTATTCAATTCATTTGTAGATCCTACGAATACATTATTGTTCGTCACTGTATTCTTTTTCTCTATAGAACTTACAGATGCTGTTTGTTTATGTAAATCTAATAGTTGTTGATTCACATCTGCTAACTGTTTAATCATATTTCCAACAACTTCAAATGCTCTTGGATGTTCTGATTGTTTTGCTATTTCAAGAGAGTGAACTAATGCTTCTTCACCTTTAACTAAAAGATTATGAAGATTGGCTCGAGTTGTATTGAAATCATTTACAATATCACTCTTTGTTTTATCTTCTTCTCTCGAATCTTTTTTAACTACAATTAATTCAGGCTCAATTGTAGGAATCTTTTCTATATTTAATTTATCACTTAATGTATCATCTATTTTAGACATTATAAAATCCTTAAATTGCTCTAAACGATTGTCCTATCATTCCACTTAATGTTTGTTGTGAAAACTTAACACCAGCATTTAATATATCTGGTGGTGCACTATTATATTGTGGTGCAAATTGATTGTTTCGATTATTACCAATTGAATTTGAAAGATCAGTAAAAGAATTTTGAAATCCAGAAAAATCACTAAAATAATTTGCAGCAACTGGTAATGAATTTACAATCACACCTACAGGATCAGTTAATACTTGATTTCCTATCTCTTGTGCTCCTTCTAATATTCTTTGAATCCATCCTTTTTGTGCTGGAGGAGGTGGAGCAAATAATTCTGTTGTAAAATACTTATATGCAAAGGTCACTGAAACTTTTGCTGGTTCATTTGAAGCTTGTCCTAATTGAATTGATTGAACTGTTTTTGGATATGCTTGATGTAGCTTTGTTAAATATCTTGTATTGTTTGCAACATCATTCACAAATAATGTAATTGTACTAATGTAATTATCGTAAAACTGTATTGTTCGATCAGTTGTATTTTGAATTGAATCTTGCCAAGCTTCAAAGAATGCTTTCACTTTAAAAGCAGTGTCAACATAATATACAGCTGTGACTGGATCAAATACTTTCTCATAAGGCATTTCTCTTGTTTCACCAAAGGTTCTTACTGGCACTGTTGATAAATTAACTCCAGGAATATTAATTGACTCACAATACAAATAAAGTTTTCTATAAAAATCTGCTGATGCGAATGCTGGATTTGTTCTTATAGTTTTAGGTGGTTCTACTGTGCAACCAAAACGATTGGTTCTAGAAATTCCATCTTTTTTAACTTCTGCTATAAATCTTTTTATATCTTGTGGCGATGTAGGTGGTTCAGAACGTCCTAATCCAAATATATCTAAAATTGACATTAAATTTTTCCTATACTATCAGCCCAAACATTTGATTTATTATCTGTAAATCTTTCTACTGGAAGCATCATTACAGTAAACCAATTTTCAGGTGATACTTTAATTATTGATGATTGTACATAATCAAACAAATATTTTTTAACACAAGGCATAGCTAAACGAAATTTACTTGCTGATCGTATTGTGTTCCAACTATAACGAATACGAGTAGTCTCGTTATATTTTCTATTTGTTGCAAACTCTAATAATCTATCTAACAATCTTATTCTTAATTGATAAGGTAGATAATGCATATTTAATCCTATAAACCCATCTGGTGTTGCGTCAAAAGGAAACACCAAAGGGAATTGATCGTAATAAGGTAGCTTGTCTTTTGTTTTTGCATCATAAAAATACATATATAAATTTCCTGGAATAATAGTTGATGCAATACGATTATTCCCATCAGGTCTTATTAATGTTGTTGGTACAATTCTAGAAGTTCTTAATTTATTCGCTTCTTTTTGAAACCAATTTAATGACTTTGTTAATATAGATTTATCTTGTCTATATTTGTCATATATATCTTGTGCTGATTGTCTTGGTCTTGCCATACATCTATTTATTTAATATATTGTAAACCTAAATCTTTTTCTGTTAAAATAATGAAACTTTGAGCCCTATTTGCTGCGTATTCACTTGCAGCTTTCCATTTAGCTGTATTTACTATAAAAGTCTCACATTCCTTTAGATATCTTCTTGATTGTTTTCCTGGATATACTGGTGTTTGTGTCTGAGAATATGGTTTGATTTCAACTAAATAAGTCTTAAGAGTAGATGTTTGTTTATCTTTTACAGTTATAGTAAAGTCAACAAAATATCTATGAATTCGATTATCTAATGGTGAACGATAAGGAACAATAACTTCTTCACTCTTCCAAGAAACGACTGAAGGGTTTTTATCGCACCAAAGAGCGAATTTTGTTTCCCAAGATGAACGAAGATAAATCTGTGTATGATCTCCTGCGTATTTCTCTGGATGTATTGGTTTGTATCTTCTTGTGTGAAACATAGTAATAAATAAAAAGGTCAATTCTATTTATATGGCAATTTCAAATACAACTCCTTCAGCTAACTTCGGCGACTATGGAGATCATTTATACAAAACAAAACAGTATATGTATCCTAACGATCTACTCTCAGTAGATCCTTCAAAGAATGAATATGGTAATCAGTACATGATGATTTATATTAACATCACAGCAGATTCAGTATTCACAAGAAGCGATGACAGAGGTGGTGCTATACCAAATGTCACATCAAGAGTAGGAAAAGAATTATCAGGATTAAAAAATTTAGGTAATAAAGGTTTGGGAAGTATTATTACAACAGGAGTTGGAACATTAGGTGCATTAGGTGTAGGTATCACTTCTGGATTGACAGGAGTTGGTGGAATTGGTGCTGGATTACTTGCTTTAGGCGGTACAGCTTTTGTAGCCTCTGACACTATCGCTGGTTCATTTGGTAAACCAAGAAAAAGATTACAAACTGCAATCGCATTACATATACCAAATAACATAGCAATAAATTATGGTGTGACATATGGTGAAGCATCAGCTGATGTAGCGGAACTGGCTGGTAGAGGTTTAAATAAAGTTATTGGTGCAAAATCAGATTTAACAAAATCAGGAGAAGTTGATGCTAAAGGATTAGATTTAGCTTTAGCAGGTGGTTTAAAAGCAATAGGAGGTACTGACACTGGTAAAGTTGTTGGAAAATTAGCAGGTCTAGCTTTCAACCCTAAGAAAGAACAAATATTTGAAGGAGTACCTTTTAGATCATTTACTTATAATTATGAATTTTATCCACGAAGTGAAAACGAAGCTGAGAATGTAAAAAGAATTATAGACGAATTAAAATATCATATGCATCCAGGATTTAAAGATAATGCTGGATTCGTATTCGAATATCCTGCTGAATTTGATATATTCTTTATGCATAGAGGAGTAGAGAATAGATTTATTCATAGACATAGATCAGCTGTATTAGAATCAATGAGTGTAAACTATGCACCGAATGCTCAATATAGTACTTTTCAAAATGGATCACCAACATCATATTCAGTAGCTTTAACATTTAAAGAAGTTTCTATTATTACTAAAGATGCATTAGAACAAGGTGAAGTTCAGCGAAGAAATACTAATGCTAATTTTTCTTCAGGCTTTGGTGCTAGTTCTGACACATTTTAATTAAGGAGATAATTATGTATTTTAAAAGGTTTCCTACAATATATTATACGTTAAGAGAAAAAAACGTAGATGTATTTAAAATAGTCACAGATATAACAACTAATGTTAGAATTAGAAAGCAAGCACTTTCTAATATAACTCTTTGGGAATATTATGATATACGTGAGGGAGAAACACCTGAGATTATTGCTGAAAAGTTTTATAAAGATGCTACATTACATTGGACAATTATGTTAGCTAATAATCGTTATAATGTTTATGATGATTTTCCTTTATCATATAATCAGTTAATGTTATATGTAGATAAAAAATATCCTGGAACACAAAACTCAATTAAAGAATACAGAAAAGATGGATTTGTAGTTGATAGTACTGTGATTGGTGCTGTAGGAATTACAAATAAAGATTATGAAACTGAAAAGAACGAAGCTAAAAGAAGAATTAAAATTATAGCACCATCTTTAATTCAAGCAGTTGTTCAAGAGTTAAAAGATTTAGTTGGCGAATCAAATAATTTAAATACTACATTATAAAGAATAATTATGGCATTTTCTGATAAATTAACACAAGCAGGCGATACTGATATAAGGAAAATGGAATTGGTTGGTAAATATTCAACCATTAATTTAATAGGTATGTTTAGCAATTTAAATATCTATGAAGATTTATTTTCGCCATTCATTACAGGATCACTTCTTTTAGTAGAATCATACGATTTAATTAACAAGCTTCCAATTATAGGTGAAGAGTTTCTTGTATTAGATATTACTACTCCTGGATTTGAAAAAAGAATTAATGGTAAATTTTATGTTTATAAAGTATCTGATAAATCAACAGTACGTGATAAACTATCAATGTACACATTAGAATTTATTTCAATAGATGCTGTTCGTGATCTTAATATTCGTTTAAATAATGCTTGGTCTGGGTTTTGTTCTGATCTAGCAGATAAATTAATAAGAACAGATAATCAAGGATTATTAACAGATAAACAAGTTTTAGTAGAAGAATCAATTAATGGTATAAAGTTTGTTGCGAATAATTGGAGTCCTGTTAAAACATTAAATTATATTGCTGAAAAAAGTGTAAATAAAAATGATATTTCTTCCTATATGTTTTATGAAAATCGTGATGGGTTTAACTTTATTTCTTTACATTCTCTTTATGCTGGGAATCCCATTCAAGATTTTATATTTGATAATTATGAAAGAACTGAAACAAACGTTGGCGATACTATAAAAGACGTAGAACAAGATTTTAAAAGAATACTTACTCTGAATATTCCTGAAGGATTTGATTTTATAGATAGACTTTCTAAAGGTATGTTTACTTCTAATCTTACAAGTTATGATATGGTAACAAAAAGATTCAAAAGACAATATTTCTCATCTCAAGAACAATTCAATAAAATTCCACATTTAAATAAGTTCCCATTAAACAGCACAGAAGTTGTTTCTGCTCCAGATAGTTTAGTATATAATAAAATAAAACACACAGCTATGCATAATGGTTTTGATGATGTATCAAATAGTGATAAGTTTCTTTTTAGATTATCAGCACTCGCAAACACACAAGGATTTAAATTAAAGATTACAACACTTGGAAGAACGGATTATACAGCAGGCAAAGTTGTTAAAGTAAAAACATTTAGAGTAGAGACTGTTAATGATAAATCAAATGATATGGTAGATCCTACTTATTCAGGCAATTATTTAATTTCTGCGATTAATCATAATATAAATGGTGAAAGTAAACACACTTGTACTTTAGAATTAATTAAGGATAGTTTAAGCCAAGGACTGGGAGAATTAGCATAATGAAATTATTTATTGGTAAAGTTGAAAACAGAAACGATCCTTTAAAACTTGGTAGATGTCAAGTGAGAGTAATGGGTGTTCATGATGAAAACCCTGCAATACTTCCTACAATAGATTTACCATGGGCTATGCCTATATCACCAGTCAATTCAGCAGCAAGTGCTGGTATTGGTGTATCGCCAACAGGAATAGTTTTAGGAAGTATAGTTCTTGTCACATTCACTGATAAAGATGATCAAACTCCAGTCATACTTGGTACAATTGCAGGTGTTCCACAAAATCAAAATAATTCTTTAGTTCTTAAACCATCTGATAGAAAAGGAAATGCAAACACAGCAGTAAAAATTGGTTCTGATGGTGTATCAAAACTTGTATCATGTAAAATAGATTCAAATGTAAACATAATTAATGCTGTAGCTACAAAAAGTGGTGGCAATGTACAAACAGCAGCACAAGTATCTGAAGATTCTAAAGCTTTATTAAAAGGAGATTTAGAGATAGAAAAAGCAAGACCACTTTCTACTTTCTCTGTGACAGACACTACAGTAAAAGATATTATAGCAAACACACCATTCACAGCAGATGCTGTACAAATTACAAATGCTGCTGGTGATGTAGTTAAAACTGTAATCGGTTATGGTCAAGATACATTTCAAGGAAAAGCAGTCACAACATCATTTCCTGGAAGTATAGATATAGCTACAGCACAAACTGAATTTAAAAACTATTTACAAACAGATGTAGCTGATAAACTTACAAGTGTTGTAAGAGCACCAGTGTCACAAGAAATGTTTGATTCATTAGTAAGTGTTGCATCTGATATTGGTGTAAAAAATTTTGCTAATTCTTCTATTCCCAAGTTAATGAATTCATTAGACTATCAAGGAGCAGCAGGTGCTATTCAAGGAATAATGAGTGAAAAGAGTTTTGATAATATATTAGGTGGTGTCACATCAGGATCTTTGGGTTCTTCTATTACAACAGGAAAAGAATTATTTTCTAACTTAACATCAGGAACAGATTTAACTGGAACAATTACAGGTTCAATTCAAAATATTTCAGGAAACCTTTTAAATAATTTGGGTGGTAGTGCTCAATCTATAACTTCAAATTTAACCAACATAGCAGATGGTTCTTTATCAAATGTGACAAACGTATTATCTAATTCAGGTATTGGAAATATTTTAAATAGTTCAACTGGTATCGCAAATATATCAAATGTTTTAAACACGACAAATATTGGTGCTTCAGTGACAAATATATTAGGTGGTGTGAGTGGGAACATCTCCTCTGCTATATCAAATATAACATCAGGTAATATATCAAATTTACTCGGAGGATTTGGTGGATTTAACCTTGGTGGTATTGGTGGAAAATTATTTGGTGGTAAATCATCAACTAAAAAAGCAAGACGTGCAGCAGCAGCAAAAAAATTTACTTCAGTTGGAGTGCCAAATTTAGGAGGAACATTATTTGATGAGAACACTGCATATGTAAAGCCAATTTCTGATAATGGTGAATTTGGTAATGCTGGTCTTGTTTCAAATCCAGCATCAGGATCTTTTGGTGTTGCTTCAGGATACTTAGAATATGTAAATGAGCCAGACACATCTAGATTATCACGTCATGAGAATATAGATAAAACTTCAGTCTATGTAAAAGAATCAGCAAGAGCATTAGGAATTGAAAGATTTAATTATGACACATGGGATCAGTGTGAAATACCTTACAATGCTGAATATCCTTTTAATAAAGTTGTTGAAACTGAACGAGGACATGTATTCGAATTAGATGATACACCAAATGCTGAACGAATTAATATATTCCATAAACGTGGTAGTTGGATGGAATGGGATCATAATGGTACATTAACTGATCGTGTAGTAGGAGATCGTTATTCAATTAGTGAAAGAAACACTTATGAATTAGTTGGTGGAACAAAAAATTTAACAGTATATGGTGAATTAAATGCTGTGCTTCAAGCTGGAGCAAAAATAAGAATAGATGGTCCAGGAGAAGTTGTAATTAATAATGATTGTAAAGTGACAGTTGCTGGAGACATGAATTTAAATGTAGGTGGTGAATTTAGATTAATTGCATCACAAATAAGAATGGAATCAAAAGGAATGGCTACATTAGGTGCAGCACAAGTTTTAGAATTAGATGGTAGTAAAGTTGATATAGCAAATGGCTTTACACCATCAGGATTAGCATTAACATCAAATGAAATAATTGATACTCAAATGCCAGTAATACCTGAACTACAAGTCAATTCAAGATCAGCAAGAGAATTCTTTGTGTATGAAGTTCCAGACGAAGGAGATGCTCAAACTCATCGTGAACGTCAAGTACAACGTGGTTTATATATTCGTAAGAATTTAGATTTAGGTGATGTTTCTGTTAAAACTACACCAACAGTTAAATCAGATATTGCAGCAGCAGAACAAAAATGTGAATACATTTATGGATTATCTACCTATGAACCAAGCTTACAATTATCTGCTCGTATTCAATTAGGAGCATTAAATCGAAATGGTGGTATTCCTATTATTTCACAAATGGGAGTAGAACCAAAACAAATAGTTTGTAATTTAAAAGGAATGGCAACATATCTTATTGAACCAATGAAAGATTTATTCAAAAACGTTTTAATTATAAATGGATATAGAAATAACCAAATTCAAGCAGGATCTCCTGAAACATCTCAACATTATACAGGTGAAGCTGTTGATATTATATTTTCAAGCTGGAATCGTGCTCAACATTATCAAGCAGCAATAGATTTAGCTTTATCTTTACCTTATGGATTTGATCGTATAGTGTTATCGTATGCAGGTAAAAAATCAGTTTGGTTGCATTGTTCATGGAAATATTCAGGAAATAGATTCGAAACATTTACTATGAGAGATCATTTAAAAGTATCAGATGATTTCTCTTTAATACCAGAGGTTGGATAAATATGCCATTAGCAGCAGTAGCAACAACACTATCATTTGGACATGGTTGTTTTCCACCAACTTTACCAATTGGTCCTTTTGCAAGTAAAACTTTTATACAAGGTTTACCTATTCCATTGACTTTATATACAATGTATCTTACACATGTTTGTGGTATTGTAGTACACCCTTCACCAAGTAGATTAGTAGTAATTGGCTCTTTAAAATGTAATATTGAGGGAAGACAAGCTGTAAGGATATTAGATCCTATATTATGTGGTGATAAAGTTGGATTATTAGGGTCACCAAAAGTCAACATAGGATAATAAATAGTAATATGCCAACTAATACTCGTACATTCGCAGATTTAGATTTAAACTTTACAGCACACCCTGTAAATAAGGATGTAGCTATAAAATATGACGAGCAAGCGATTAAACAAAGTGTTCGAAACCTAATACTTACTAAAAATTTTGAAAGACCTTTTCATAGTGAAATCGGTTGTCAAGTAAGAGGAATGCTTTTTGAACCAGTCACTGAAATGGCTACAGCTGTAATTAAAAGAAGTATAGTTGATGTTATAAGAAATTACGAACCAAGAGTATTATTAGTTGATGTGTTTGTATTGGTTCGTCCAGACGAAAATTATGTAGATATTCGTATTGTATTTAAAATTATTAATACAGCTACACCAATAGAATTAACTTTAACACTCGAAAGAACACGATAATGGCTGAAACAAGTAGAAACATTAAAGTCACTGAATTAGATTTTGATGAAATAAAAAAGAATATAAAGACATATTTAAAAGCACAAAATGCATTTAGCGATTACAATTTTGAAGGATCTGGTCTTTCAATCTTGTTAGATGTACTTGCTTACAACACACATTATAATGCTTTGTATTATAATTTAAGTGTTAATGAAATGTTTTTAGATAGTGCTGTAAAACGTTCATCAGTTGTAAGTCTTGCTAAATCATTAGGATATACTCCATCATCAAGTATTGCTTCAAAAGCACTTATTGATCTTGTTATATCGAACGTATCAGGAAATCCAACAACTCTTACTATACCAGCAGGAACTTCATTCAGTTCAAATTTTAGTGGAAGTAATTTTAATTTTTTAACTGATAGTACAACCACTGTTTCTCGTTCTATCACAAATACATATTCATTTTTAAATGTTCCTATAATTGAAGGAAGATTATTACAAAAAACATATTCAATGGTCACGAATGGATCTTATGTAATTCCAAATGCTAAAGTAGATACTTCAACAATTAAAATCAATGTTCAAGAGGTAGCAGGATCAGCAGCAAACACAGTATATAATCTTGCTGATAATTTCTCTACATTAACTCCAGTATCACGTGTTTATTTTTTAAAAGAAAATGATGATGGTAATTATGTTATTTCTTTTGGTGATGGTCTTTTAGGATTTGCTCCAGCAAATGGTGCAAATATTCTTATAGATTATTTTGTTTGCAATGAATCAGAACCAAATGGTACAGCTACTTTCACATACACAGGAAACGCATTTACAAATACAGCCAACGTATCAATTGTGACAAAAGCAATTGCAGCTGGTGGTTCTATACCTGAAACAATTGATAGTATTAAATTTAATGCTCCAAAAAGTTTTACAGCACAAAATAGAGCAGTGACTGCAGATGACTACAAAGTAATTATTCCAAAATTTTATAATAACGTTGATGCTATTTCAGTTTGGGGTGGTGAAGAAAATGATCCACCAATTTATGGAAAAGCATATATTTGTATTAAACCAAAAACAGGAGATACATTAACACAAAGCACTAAACAAATTATTATTAAAGATATTATAAAAGGAAAAAGTTTAGTAAGTATTATTCCAGAAATAGTTGATCCTGACATACTATACATATCAGTAAATTCAAATGTATATTACAATCCAAAATTAACAACTCGTAGTGCTGACACTATAAAAAGCATTGTGGTTGATACAATAAAAGCTTATAACACAGGCAACTTAAATAAATTTGATGCTGTATTTCGTGAGTCAGCATTATCTAGTTTAATTGACAAAAGTGAAAATAGCATTGTTTCAAACATTACTAAAATTCAATTAAAGTATCTTTTAACACCACAATTTAATACGAATACAAAATATACATTCTCATTAAATAATCCAATTTATAAACCAACTTCAACACAAAATGCTTCTATTTCTTTATCGTCATCAGGATTTACAATAGCAGGAAGTGTAGATACATATTACATTGAAGATAACGCAATCGGCGATTTAAGATTATTTTATCTTACTGCTGCAAATGTTAAAATTTATACACCATCATATATCGGTACAGTAAATTACACAACAGGTAAAATATCAATCGATAGCATCAATATATCACAAGGTGATATTAATGGTAAAATAACTTTTACAGTAGAGCCTGCTTCTTATGATGTAATATCTCTTAGAAATCAATTAGCATTTATAAGAGAACAGGATATAGAAGTAAATATTATATCTGATAAAATTGCTTCTGGCGAAAGTGTGTCAGGAAAAGATTTTATATTTACAAACAGTAGATAAAAAACTATGCCAGCTTCAGTAAAAGCAACAGCATCGATAGTCGTTAGTAAACAAGTCCCTGAATTTGTAAGGGATGATAATCAAAAGTTTATTGACTTTCTAAAAGCATATTACGAATTTCTTGAAAATTTTTACCCACAACAACATTTAGAAGACATAAGAGATATTGATAATACTGTCAATATGTTTGTTGACTATTTCTCAAAAGAAATATTACCTAGCATTCCAAAAGAAGTTCTTTCAGATAAAAGATATCTAGCAAAACATATTAAAGATTTATATCTATCAAAAGGAACAGAAGCTTCATATAAATTTCTTTTTCGTATATTGTTTAATGAAGATGCTGAATTATATTTTCCTAAAGTTGATATGCTTCGTGTATCAGATGGTAAATGGAGCGAAAGACAAATAATTCGTGTTCTTGCTACAACAGGAGATGCTCGTAATTTATTAGGACAATTAATTACACAAACTAGAATATTTCCAAATGGTGTAATAGAAAAAGCAACAGCCAGAGTTGAAAATGTTATTCTGTTTCGTTTTTTAAATTTAGATATTGCTGAAATAACAATTAGCAAAGATAGTTTGACTGGAGTATTTAAACAAACTAATGATATTGAAACATTCACAATAACAGGAAAGTCTAACATAACACCATTTGGTGATATTATTTGTACTGTTCTTCCAATTATAGAAAAATTTAATATTATTGAAGGTGGTGCATATAGTCAAATAGGTGATGTGATTCAATTCAGTTCTCCTACAGGTGTGCTTGCACGTTCAGAAGTTGGTGCAATTCTTCCAGGATCTGTGACTGAATTAATTGTTGCTAGTGGTGGTGTTGGATATCAATTAAATGATACAATAACATTTAATAATGCTGGAACAGGTGGTCCAGAATTATCTCCATCATTATCTGCATCAGGATTTATATCTGAGATTGATAGAGATTCTTTACTAAAAGAAGATGGTACAGGATTTATATTGAATGAAGATTTAGGAGAAATAGACATTGAATCTTCAAATACTGGAGCAATCAAAAAAGCAACAATACTCTCTCCTGGAGCTTTTTATAATAAACTACCTATTCTTTCTCTTCCAACTGGTGCAGGAAGAGCAAATGGAAAAATATTAGCTGGATCAAAGAGCATTGGTAAAATTACAAGTATTGTCACATCTGAAAGTGGATTTGATTATGTAAACCCACCTGATTTCTTTATACCTCTTTATATGGTAATTAAAACTGCAAGTGGTGCATTTTCTCTTGGTGAAACAATTACTAGTTTGCCTCAATCAATTCGTTTAGAAAGAAATACTGATGATAATTTAATTCTAGAAAATGGTGATAAATTTTTATCAGAGAAACAGCAAATAGCAACTGGTGTATTAGAAAAAATTGATAATGATACACATTTAATTAAATTAAAACAAGCTTCATCTTTTTCTGGTTTTTTAAAAGAAGATGAGAGTGGTTATATATTAGATGAAGATTCAGATATATTTGTAAGAGAGCAGTCTGGTATGTTTTCAAATAATATGAATATTAAAGGATTAACTTCTTTATCAACAGCTAAAATTTGTTCAATATCAAATCCTAATGTTCGTGTAAGAGTGAATGCATTAACTTCTCAAATTGGAGGGTTTAGTGGTTCTGATGGTCAATTATCAGAAAGTTCAAAACGAATTCAAGACTCTTTATATTATCAAGATTTCTCTTATGTCATTAAGGTAGGACAAAGTATTAATTTGTATCGTGATGCAGTTAAAAAACTACTTCACCCAATCGGGCTTGCATTATTTGGAGAAGTTAAAGTTAAAAATAACATTTCTACAAATGTTAAATTAAAGGTGCAAATATTAAACTATCAAATTCGTCAAATAATTGATATGAAAATGAAAGCAGTAGGTAATTATAGAACTGCTAATGAAATGTTTGCAACATTGAGCAAAGAACAAATAGTACTTAAAATTACGGATTTTATTGCTACAACTTTGAGACTAAATATATTAAATCCAGAATTTTTACCAACATTAACATTTCCAAAGCTTTCAACTGCAGAAACTTATCTTTTAGATTTAAGATCAGAAGTTATAGGATTTGAACAAGAAAAGACTCTTTCTATATTCTTAAAGAAAGATCAAATAGTCAAAAAACTAGATCGAAACCCAATAACTTTGCTTGAAACATCAACTCCTGCTTTCGATGGTAGTGCAAGAAGAGCTGGAACTAATTTAGTAGATTTAGAAAGATTTAAATTTACTCATAAACCAAGTGTTTCTGGTACTAAATTTGCAAACCTTACAGGAACACCTGCATTTACCACAGGGACATATGGTGTTATTAACACTTATCCAAATCCTAATTTTAATTATTGGGTTTTTGGAAACACACAAATTAAGGATTTTTCAGACATAACTTGTTTGGAAATACTAAATAATCCATATAAGAAAGTCAATTTTGCAATAGAATCAGAAATTGGTATCGTGAGACTTCCAGCATCAGCTTTAAGATTCTCTACAGACGATGTGAGATTTACGTTTGACGATACATTTACAATGGATGCGGACAGTGTAGAAATGGACGCTACAATTTATGGTTGGGATAATAATAACTTATTATTCGACCTATATACTTAAAACAAATAGGAAAGAATCATGGCAGCAATTATATCAAATAAATTCCGCATTCATAATGCGCAATCATTTTTAGAGGGATTCGATGAAGCATCCCCTACTTCAATTTATCTGGGTATCGGACGTCCACAATCTTGGGCTGACGACAATTTACCAGACACACCAAAAGACACAGTCGGCGACGAATTATATTACTGGGATGATATGATCGCATTAAAGCGAGTACAAGCATCAGATGTAATATTATCAATTCCAAGAAGAGACTGGACATCAGGAAAATATTATGACATTTATCGTCATGATTATAATGGTGTCACTGCTGGTGTAAATATTAACTCTGGTGGAGCAACAACTCCAGCAACGTTATTTGATGCAAACTTTTTCATAATCACAGATGAATATAACGTTTATAAAGTAATCAAAAATAGAAATTCACAAGGTGCACTTATAGCAAGTACAATTAAACCTACAGGAACTGGTACTTCTATATTTTCAACAGCTGATGGCTATTCGTGGAAATATATGTTTACAGTTTCTCCTGCTAACGTTTTGAAATTCGTTTCTACAGATTTCATTCCAGTTAAACAACTCATTACAAATCCTGGAGTCACAGATGCATACTACAGTCAATATCTTGTTGAGCAAGCTGCCGTCGACGGAAGAATTGACAACATAGTAATGACAAATGTTGGTTCAGGATATTCATCAGTTCCAACTGTGACAATCACAGGTGATGGTACAGGTGCTACAGCAACTGCTGTGCGTGATGCTGGTACAAATACTATTACATCAATCTCTATAACATCTGGTGGTTCAGGATACACTTATGCTACTGCGACATTCACAGGTGGTGGTGGTGCAAATGCTGCAGCAACAGTAATCATATCTCCAAAAGGTGGACATGGTATTGATGCTATAAAAGAACTTGGTGGATTTTATGTTATGATGAACGTTAGATTAGAATACAACGATGGGTCAGGCGACTTCCCAGTTGATAATGACTATCGAAGAATCACACTTATAAGAGATCCATTTAATTTTGGATCATCTACTGTAGCTACTCTTTCAACAAGAACAGCATCTAAAGCAATGGCATATTCTGCTCTTAATGGTGTACTTTTAGTTGATAGAATAATTAGAGGTGGAACTTCTAATGCTTATGGAAGAATTATAAGTATTGATACTGCTGGTACAACTATTCGATACATACAAGAAAGAACTGATAACATTGCTGGAGCAGCTTTTCAATCAGGAGAAACAATTACAATGTTTGCTGCTGATGGCGTCACACCAACAGCTGTGACATTCACTTCTGGTGCTTTAACAAATCCAGAAATACAAGCAGACAGTGGTGATGTTATATATGTAGAAAATAGAAGACCTATTAATCGTGCGATTGACCAAATCGAAGATATTAAGATTATAGTTGAAATGTAAGAATTTGTTTCTTACTAAATTTAAATAGAATAACATGAGTATTAATTTTAACGTCACTCCATATTTTGATGACTTCAATGAGTCGAAACAATTCCTTCGAGTATTGTTTCGTCCAGGATATGCAGTTCAAGCACGTGAATTAACCCAACTTCAAACAATCCTACAAAATCAAATTAAACGTTTTGGAGATCATTTCTTCAAAAATGGAGCAATGGTTGTTCCAGGAGAAGTTAATTTTGACTCAAAAGTTCACTTTGCAAAATTAGAAGATCTATTTGGAAACACTAATGTCACTTCTTATCTAACTCAATTCAGAGATAAAATAATTACAGGAGCAACATCAGGTGTCAAAGCTGTAGTTAATGATACATCTGAATGTAATTGTATGGTTCCAGGAGATAGTTCAGTTGCTACTCTTTATTATAAAGTCACAGATACAGCTGATGATGGAATTACAAAAAGATTTATTCCAGGAGAAACAATAACAGCTTTTGCAGCTGATAACACAACAGCAAAAAACTATCGATTAACTACAAATCAAGTAAGTGATATATCTGTAAAAATAAAAAGTTTTGGAGATAGTGGACAAGCAGCAACTACATATACAAATAATCCATCAAGCGATGTATTAGGGCTTGCAACAGTTGTTGAAGTTAAAGAAGGAATATATTACATTGATGGTTTCTTTGTAAAGAATCCTGAATTACATTTATATGTTGGTAGATTTATCAATAATGTCACTGCTCGTGTTGGATTTGAAGTCACAGAAAGTGTAGTCACACCAGAACAAGATGCTTCATTAAATGATAACGCACAAGGTTCAAATAACTATGCTGCTCCAGGAGCACATCGTTATAAAGTGTCAGTTGGATTAAAACGATTAGAATTAAATACTACAGATACAATTAAATTTATAGAATTATTACGTTTAAAAGATGGCAGATTATTACATAAAGTTGATAAAACATCTTATGCTGAATTAGAAAAAACTTTTGCTCGAAGAACATTTGATGAATCAGGTTCTTATGAAGTAAATAAATTTGTTCTTGCACCAAGAGAGCATTTAATTACTGGAACTAATAATGGAGTATATCCTGCAACACCTGCAATTCCAGTTTCTGGCACCAAATATGGTGATGCAAATAAAATAGCACTTGCAATAGATCCAGGAAAAGCTTACATTGATGGATATGAAGTAGAATCAATTTTAACTAAATTTTTAGATGTAGATAAAGCAAGACCTGTTGGTAATGTTGAAGGTGGACACATTTCTCGTCTTGACGATCAACCAATCGGAACAACTGTAGGAAATAATATAATTGTTTCAGCAGTGCAAGGTCTTCCTCCTGTAAATACTTTTGGATTAGTTTACCTATGGGCTGGTATTGACAATCATATAGGTGGTGTCACTATTGGGACAACTACAAATTTAAATAAAACAGGTTTACTCGGAACAGCAAGAATTCGTTCTTTCCAATTACATTCTTCAGATTATACTGGAACACCAAAATATAAACTTTCTTTCTTTGATTTAAAATTAGAATCAGGATATAACTTTGAGAGAGATGTCAAATGGATCTCTGATGTTGGAGCAACAAATCCAATTGGGTTTTATGCTGAAGTAGATCAAGTTATTGCACCAAAGTCTTTAATTGGTCAAGTATCAGGAACTTCAGGATCTGCTACTCTTACAGGTATTGGAACAAGATTTCAAGATGAATTTAAAATAGGAGATGCTGTAGTTTTAACAACATCAAATACATTTGTAGGATTTGTAGATGCAATAGCTTCACCAACTTCATTAACAATTGATAGAAATTTTGCTGCAACTTACACAGGTGTAGTTTATGCACGTGGTAATACTATAATTTACGATCCTGAATATTTACCACTCGTTTTTCAAACTGGAATAGAAAATACAAAAACATTAAGAGGATTAGATACAGCTACAGGTCAAGACACAATTCTTTCATCTACACAAACTGTGAGAAGAATGATTACTGCTACAACAACTGCAGGTGGTGATTGGATACATACTTTAACAGAATCTACTGAATTCTTTTTAACAGATGCTGATTTAAATAACTATACATTATTTGATAATGTTGCAAAAACAATTGTAGCATTAACAACAGCTACAATAGCATTTGATAATAACGCAAATAGAAAAACAGTCACTATTTCTGGTTTAACTGGTGCAAGAAGCTATACACTTTTAACAAGTATATTACAAACAGGAATAAGTGCTAGAGAAAAAATTAAAACAAAAACTAGTTATACACAAGATATAACAACAGCTTTAAATGTCACTGGTAAATCTATTCTTTTAGATCATGCTGATGTTTGTGAAATAGTTTCAGTGTTAATGACTCCAGGAAATTATTCAGCATTCAGTTCAGCTGGTGCTATTAATATTACAAGTAGATTTACATTAGATTCAGGTCAAAGACCTACACATTATCAAAAAGGTGCATTAGTATTAAAAGATGGTGTTGGTGTACCAACTGGAGCAATTAGAGTAAATTACAAATACTTTGCTTATAGTGGTACAGGAAATTATTTCAGTGCTGATAGCTATTCATCTCTCAATTATGAAGATATACCAGAATTCAAAGTGACCAATTCAGATGGTTCAACTGTCTCAATACCTCTTCATGATGTGATTGATTATCGTCCAGTTATTTCTGGATTAAATACATTTGCACCAAATATACCAAAAATTGGTACAGATTTTAATACAAGCATTGCTAATTATTTACCAAGATGGGATAAAATTGTTATAGACAGTA